AAAGAGTATTTTAAGGGATTTTTTGTCCATGTTTTTAAGCTCATTAAGAAGACTATCATCTCTAACTTCCGTCTCATCGTCGTATTCAAATTCAAGCGCCATTCCACAAACCAAGAATGTCGCATTGAACAAATCTACAACGCGAGATTTTGGATTCGGCATATCGATCTGAATATCTTCTTGGAACAGGTTTGTATCAAGAAGCTGAGAGAATTCACGTCTTCCAGTAACTGAAGTACAATACAATCTTGTAAAGAAGTTTATAGCCGCAGGATCGTTACAGAGATTGAGAATATCCATCTCCATATTACCAATCCTGATAGCCTGGTTGTTAAACAGTGCCGTGCCCCTACTATAAGCATGGGATTTAATCGGCAAGAACGTTCTAGGATTGATAGTTCCTTTAGATCTTACTGAGAATTTAGTAATAGGTTCATGTTTCAATCTGTAAATATAAGTATCAGACATGATCAACTTTCTTTGAATAGTATAGACTTCGCCTGATTTATCCATAATTGTGAACCGTTTCTTCTTCGGCTCAAATTTATCTATAAGCTTGGAATAATTTTTGAACGTTATGGACATGCTGGGGGGTTGGAATGTCACGAAATCCTTAGTAATTTGAGAAAGGAATTCATCCCTTTCATCTTTGCTAAGCGACTCATAAAAATCTTTTACAAGTTTCTCCTGATCAGGGTTGCAAATAGACAGGAAATCCAAAAGTGACTCAAATTTTTCTTTATTCGATGCATCGCCCGAAAGAATCTCATCGACTATCCAGTTAAGCTCAAGTTCATAAAGCTGTGAAGGATTAAGTCGGCCGATAACACTAAGAGCGCTGAAAATAATCTCAGCATATTCACCATCTTCGCTTCTAGGCATATATTTTTCAGGGACAATTTCGGATACGACGCCTTTATTCCCGTGGCGTCCAACGAGCTTTGTACCAACAACTGCTTTCTTACTATTTACTACGGTAATGTAGATGATCATAGAATCGAAAATCGAACCGTCATCATCCCATTTAATATGCTTTCCAATACTCAAAAAATCCTTAGCTCTTGCATAAGTAATTCCGATTTGATCAGAATATTCATTTTCGGGATTCTCAACAATCCTTCCAAGTACTTTTCTAAGTTCATGCCAATATTTCGTAATCATTTTAAGATATTTCAGAATCTGATGATTTACTTTATCATTAGGAATTTCTTCAATCGGAATATTTGAATAAATATCAATATCAATTACTGTACCTTCACTATAATAAAGCGTGTCCCCAAACATTTCTTTACGGAGATTTTTACTTTTCAGCATATATTGAGCATTATTATAATCAATCCTGCGTCTTCCACACAGGACTTTATTCTTTATTTTCTCTCCAATGTCCGGAAAAGCTTTGTACTCTTCGCTATTACCATAGAGGTTCAAGAGGATATCATTAGTATTCTTCGGAATCTTATAAGTATTTACTTCAGTAGCTCTCAGCCTTTCCGCAAGTTTGTCAGAAATTCTGAAAGCATCTTCAACAATAGCTGGATCTACAAGATATAAAGTTTTAGCATTAATACCCAAACGGTAGTTCATATTTTCATCATATGATCTTGATTTATACAGAACCTCTCCAGGTTGTATGATGTCTCCAACTTTCTTGGAGTCGATAACCTGGTTATCCATCCTTACGCCGGACGATTCTGCAAAAGATTCTACTTCATTTCTGAATACGATATCATAGTAGTTTGTTCCAACTTCTTTCAATACTAACGCATATACATAATCATTATCAAATTTCCTTATTTTTGCGATCACTTCGTATTCTTTGTCTGCTTTATGATAAGAGGTGGACCTATCGCCGAATACTTTTTCATAGCCGGTAGCCACCTTCGGTATTTCAGGGTTTTCGAGGTTTTTAGATTGGGCAATCTGCTGGTAAACCAGAGCTGCCCGAGAGGAGTTGACCTTATTCCCAATAGGAATGAATAGACCAGATCCATATGCATGGTCTAAGTTCTTAAGTTCTTTGGCTATCTGGTCAAGTTCTTCCATTTGTTCTGGCTGAAGCATTCTATCTCCTCCTTTATTTGATATCTGTTAATAAATAAACTTTTACAGTATCCTGGAAATAAATCTTTACCAGTTTAAATTCTCCGTTATTGATAATCATATTATTCATTGTAATTTTCGCATTTTTATGCGAAGATGCGAACTTATCAATAATTTCTAAAACATTGGTTTTAAAATCTTGGACCTTAATAAGATGATGTTTATCATCTCTGTAAAGAGTGTAACCTTCTTTATAAAAAGAAGTGACGATTTCAATACAATCTAAGAAAGGAACTATAAAACTTAATTGACGAGCTAATATTTCAACATCTTCTGTAAAATTTTTAAAACCGTTCTTGTCCATTTCCTTATTCATATTTTATAACAAAATAAATTCTTACATATTTTCCGTGGAATACAGTAAATAATTTATACTCTTTTCCTTCGATCTTAATAGTTTTCAATACAAATTGTATTGGTTCTTCTGATGACAAAAATTCTTCAGTAAGTTCTGAGACGATTTGGTTAATTTGATTAGGATAAATTACATGGGGTTTACCATCTTTATATAATACGCGGTCTGATTGATAGATAAATTTAACGAGATCAATACATTCCAATAGAGGGAGTCGATGATTTAGTTGTTCATTCAAATCTTGTACATCTCTCGTAAAGTCGCTGAGTCTTACGGTTTTTATGATATAATGCACCTCTCAAATATAATATGTGGATAGGATGAATATCCTATCCACATAAATAATATATATTTCTCAAAAAACATCATTTTTTATACCAATACTTCTTCCTATCAAAATTAACCGGTTTTCCATTTAGAAAATCAGTCCATCCTTGGTCCATATAAAACTCAACATCTTTTTCATGTTCTTCAAGAGCCCTATACATTGCATCAATTTTTTGGGATTCGGATTCGGCAAATCCCATATGACCAGTATCAGTTGAAAGCATTGCTTCAAGATGAGGTTTACAAGCTTCATACAGGGCTTCAAGGATCTCAGGAGACTTCAATACAACGTCTTTAAACGTCTTTTTCGTAAATTTAACACTTTCAAGACCTGGAATATGCATTGCACGATTATTACCAAGAAGAATCTCATTTTTAACTGCAAAGTTAAACAAAGTAAGAATTTTAGAAAATCCGCCTCTACGATGGTCAAACACCAATTCAACCGGAATGTTTGAAGCATTTGTACGAGATTTTATAAATCTTGCCTCGACCAAGAAACCAGGAATCCCATATTCCATAGTGTCAGGTTTGTCGGCAAGATATTTCTTGATAAGTTTAAGTTTAATAATGTTATTAGCAAGATAGAGTGATGCTGTACCACCAGGCATGTTCTCCCCTTGAGAGAGATACATGTGCTGACTTGCTTTGGGCAAGAAACCAGTATTGACATCTTGGTTAATATGATTAACGGCCACAATACCCACATTTGCTTTTTTACCATACGCCAGCATTTGGGAAAGAATAGCTTTATTAAATTTTGCTGAAGTCGCCGCCTGCATATTGTTAGTGATATCTTCAACTTTCTTCTTTTCAAGATCAATTTCACCAGATTTAAACATTGCGAAAGAATCCATCATAGCAAATGATGGATAAAGTTCCTCAATTTCCTCTCCATAAGTATTCAAAACACCAGTTTTATAGGTAAACAGTTTTCTATTATCGAGTTTGACTTTACAGTGGGTTTTGAAATTGTCCACAACATCTTCTGCCGCTCTATCTCGATAAATCTGATAAGTTTTCTTCAGCAGGGAAGGTCGTAATCTTGTAATAGTAATCGGTCTTTGAATGGTTGACGCAAGTTCGAGGTCATAATGGGATACAGCAGACATCTCCCCGAATTTATGGATTCCACAACATGAGATCCCGATTGCGAGAGCCGTCTTGCCAGTACCAGAAATACCTATAACTGTTACAAACGTTCCTCCAACAATTCCAATTAAATCTGTTTTAGCAATCGGATTGTCAAATTCATCGTATGAAGTCACACGAATACCATTTGCATAGTCAAGAGGAAGATATCCTGTAGGATAACTTATTTCAGTTACAACGGTATCATCATGTTTCTTTTCTGCTTTCCGTTGTTGTTGGATCATGCTAAGGAGACTCAAAATTACCATCCTCTCTGGTTTGCATATCTAATTGCGTGTTCGAAATAAAATAATAAATAAAGAGATAGGAGAATATCTCCTATCTCTAAATCTTTAGTCACCATTCTTTAAATTTAAACAAAATTTTGAAAGGTCAATTCTGGGAATATCAAGACGTTTAGCAACAATTTTTTCCCCTGATTCATGGGATTTTGAAATATTGAAATACTCCAAAGGAGCATTATTTCCGTACATTGATTTATTCTTCATTTTATTTACAATAGAGTTATAACTAGCGAACATAATTTTTTCAATCTGGTGAACTTTTCCTCCGTTGAAACCATATTTAATTTCAATTCCGAAATCCCCTTTATTATCCAAATCAATAGCTGCGATCGTTACTCTAGTTTTAAAATCCTTATTTGTTACAAAACTAGAAATTGCTGCCATATTTATTAAGTTAACTTCAGTAATTACTTCACCAGTATTCGTTTCATAATTGAACAAAAGAATGTTCCTGTCTTCACTGTCATTTTCTGCAGCGGTTATCACAGGAAGGAATCTATCTTCCCCGAGATGAATCGAGTATAATTTCGTAAATTTATTGGTATCCGGAAACACTCTTCCGGCATCTACAATTGTAAGATTTTCATAATTATTTCTATCAAGTGCAATAAAGATGCCTCTATCGGCCCCAGATAAAGAAATTGAATAACTCTTTTTTTTAGTATTTTCTTGATTTACCTTGGTAAATACTTCCCATCCTTTAATTTCACTTCCGTCAGGGGTTTGATTATACAACCGAATCATTTCTTCAAATCCTTTCATAATGAAATATTTGTCTATTTTAGAGTTAAGTGAATAATAAAAAGAAAAAAAATACTCGGAGGGGTATAACCCCTCCGAGAATCATTGTAAATCCAGATAAACTCTATACATATTATTCTTCTTAGCAAGTTTCTTCATAACTTTCCAAATTTTCTTGTAGTCTTCCTTATCGATTGTAGACATATTGATACGTCTGCGGACGTATTGTTCAAATTCAGTACGTCTTCTTTCATTACAATAGAGTTTCAAAAGATTTTTAATAGTTTTCTTATCCTGTACATTTATTTCATCCAAAGCTATCTTGGTAAGAACCGCGTATAGCTCGGAATCTATCCAAGTTGATTTTGAGAAGTCAGGTTTCTTTTCGAGCAGGATATACACCGCAACCTTCGGCATATCCTTTTTACCATAGAGTTTAACAAGAAGCTTCCTGACACTTTTATAATCGTTAAATTTTATTACGCTATACATCATCCTGAGCGTATTTACAACAGTGTGCCCAGGAGACCCATGAGATACAATACAAAGTTTCAAAGCCTCATTCCAATCAATCCCCTTGAGATCAAGGGAAGCGATTTTCCTGATCCTTCTCTCATTCAAATCTTCATAAATATTAGAATAGATCGAAATCATCTCTTTATAACGGTTACGTTTGAACTTGGTGAGTTCGACGACCGCATTAGAAATGATCTCACTAAACGCCTCACCATATTTCAGAATCAAATCATAATTCTTCTTTACAATTTTAGGAAGAACAGACACAAATCCGAAATCCTGACTCATATTGAAAATGTAATCAGGCTTCTTCCTATGCCCTTTCCTCCATTCAAGATAATCATTAAACAGAGTTTCCAAATGTTCATGAACGGAAATTTCTATCACCTCCAAAGGCTCACGTAAAAAGTTTTTAGGAGATTCATAAATTTTTTCAAGCTTTTTAGCACGGGCCGGCCTATCACCAGCCGGCCCGTTTTGATTACGGTTTTTAAGATTCCTGATTTTTATTTTCATATACTCACCTTTCTTGATGTCAGAATTGTTCCAACGCCGAGAACCCTTTGCCAGTTCCTTTGTCGGATTTGCTGTCGCCAGCAAGCTTCAGCGGAGAGGAGGACGAACGTTCAACCTCTGGAAGCCGCTCTTTTTCCTTCACGTTTTCGTATTCGGCAATCCGACGCTCAATCATTTTAAACCTTGAAATCGGTGCCGCCATGCCGGTCATGATCATCGCAAATTCAGGACCTTCGCCCGAATTGTTTTGAAGGTGTCTGAATACGAGACCGCTGGTCGGGATACCAGCAATAGATGTTTGAACCGATTCAAAAGTGGTATCAATAAGGTTATAAACCTCCGGATCTGCGTTCACAAAGAACCCATATGCATCCGGGGATTCTGTAGTGATGATAGTGGAATTCTCGATCGCAGCTTGAATTCGACCAACGAGATCTACATTTTCTTCAGAAACGCTGATGTTAAGCTTCGGAATCGTGACAACCGACATCAGGCCCTTGAAGTGAGTAAGCCGAGCGTAGTCACGGCCGTCAATGTTGCTCCTAGAGTTTTCAATAAAGAACTCCTTAGAAATGACGCGGATTGCATCCACGATATCTTGATTTACCTTCTCATAAACTTCATCCCCTACTCTGTTCTTGGCCCGATTGTTATCGAAGAGTAGATAGGGAATCTCCAATTTGTTTTCAGCATCGGACATAAATTCAAGCATATTTCTCTGAGATACAAGATCTTCTTTAATAGATCCGAGAATGCCAATCAAAATGATCGTCTTGTCCGGATACTCGGACTTCAAATAGGCAGCCACCATAGTCGAAATGATCGTACCAGTACCGCCGCCGCCCGTACCTACAATGATGATCAGATCATTTTTCATGAGTTCCTTGATTCCGGGATGTTCGAAGAACGTCTTGTACGACCGTTTGAACTCCATTGCGGAGAACGCACGGTCTTTACCGGAACCGTTCACCCCATCGATAACGATTTTGTGCTTCACGTTCAAGTCGATCATGTCTGCTTCCGTTGTATTGAACGCAGCCGTCATGTATCCGTCGTAATCGCTCATCAGATGAGCGATATTTCCACCGCCTGCGCCGACGCCGATAACGCTTGTGCTCATTCGCATTTGAAACTCACCTTTTCTTGCCCTAATTTTGGGAAGAGATTCGTTGAGAGATTCCGTGAGAATTTCACCCGGATTTTTGCCTGCCATCTGTTAACCCTCCAATATAGAGTAATATAAAAAGTGATGACTACTAATTAGTAGTCATCACAAAATAATAATATATATTTGTGACTCCGAATCCGGAAAGATTTGATTCGATCTATACTGAATTGGCTTTGCTCAGTTTAGAAAGTGAAAGGTCAGCGTATTTTTTGAGGTTAGCATCGACGATCGAAACGTATTTCTCTCCAAGTTCGTTACCATTATAGGCTATCAAAGCCCTTTCGATGCTTCCCTTTTCTTCTATTAGCAAAGCCAAGTAATGGATGGACATCCTTGCATTTATCTCTTTATTTGTACCCATTTTTTCATGGTTGTATTTGCCAAGCTTAAGAGAATCTTCGTAAAGGAACCGCCCCGTTCCCTTCAATACTTGTCCCCATCCTGCCGCCGTTGATTTTGAAGAACGCGCGGTTGATTTGAAACCACTTTCCAATTTAACCAAACTTAACCAAAGATGGGGGTTCACGTTCTCTTCTTCACAGATTTGAACGATCATTTTGATATCTTCCAGGGTAATATCGGAGCCTGGGTGGTCAATTGCGTATGCGAATTCATTGTAAAGTTTTACTTCGTGTCTGGTTACTTCTTTAACTTGAGCGATTTCTGTTTGATATTTTTCTTCCAGGCCAATTATTATATTTTGCTGATCAATAATTTTTTGATCTTTTTCCTGTAAAACAATCTCTACTTTAGAAATAAGTTTACTAAGAGCTTCGTCAGCGCTTGTTGCTTCGATTTGAATATCGCCGACCGTAAACGAATATTTTTCTTTAAGCATAGCCAACTCTTGCTGTTGTCGTTCAAGCTCTTTACGAGCATTAGTCTCATTAATATAGTTTATAGCGAATGTAATTATAGCAGCAATGGTAATTACAAATATCGTTGTAATAAATAAAGATGAAAGTATGAATTTTGATTTTGATGTTACACGATACCTTCTATTATTAATAATATAACTTGCCATGAAATTTACCTCCTAAAAGAGTATAATGCAATATAGGAAAAATGTTACATCAAAGAAATATTTTAGCAAATTTAATTTCCATAAAATAATTATCGCGGTCTTATAAGCAACACCTCCTTTAAAAAATCTAATAAAAAAGGGCTAAAGCATTAAGCTTTAGCCTTTCTTATTGATCTGCGATTCATTCAGTTGCTGTCCTGCAAGAGCCGGACCGATGGCAACCTCCTGAATCAAGCCGCCCTGGATATTGAATTGATCTGGCTTCGGAGATTTATTTTGATCCTTTTGCTGATTTTTAATCACTGTTAATCCTCCTTTAAGAGAAAATAATTATAATAGTGTTTTGATTATATTAAATTTTCCTACTTAATAATAATATATATTTTTAGTAGTGGTATAATTACTCGTATAATTTACCTCCACGTTCAATTACAATAGGGAGAAGTTCTTTATCATTTATCAAATCTGTTTGATAACCGGCAGCTAAAAAGAGGAAATTCATATAGTTTAAAGCAACTTTATCTTTAGGAAGATTTGGAAGTTCATTAAGAGATACAGAACCTTTTCTCTGGATTTGATAAAGCATTTCATTTTTGGCAACCAAATTATCAGATTTGGGACCAAAATCCTCTTTCAACTTATTAAACGCATCCTGGAATACCAATTGATACATTTCCAATGCCGTAGTAGAGGAGTTTTTATCATCGTCGATAACTTGACCGACTTTTGGATTTCTTTTATCAATAGAAGTAGAAACGTGGTTTTTAACCGAAAGCGTTTGCTGAACCCTTCGTTGGTTCAAGTATAAGAGAAGAACTTTTTCATTTGAAACATATGGGTTTTCGGGATCATCACTCAGGTCAGGTCTAACAAGATAATCTTCGAGTATAACATTCGCCACATCGGCTGCGTGTTTTATTTGTTCTATTGTAACATTTTGATCAAATTGATCCATCTCAACTGTGAAATGATCTTTCTCATCCTGGAGGAATTCTTTCATAAAATTTCTAAATTCATCTTCAGATAAATTATCAAAAAATTCTTTATATTTTTCGGTATTTTTTCCAGTAGGATCTATTGCATCGATAGAAGCGTATATATAATCAAGTATCTTTTGATGTTTTTTGGTCATTTTCCCACTCTCCTATTAAGTAGGTTTACTTTCTTTGTTAATAGAATGAACAAATATTTTAAAAATGGCTTTACGATAAGCATAAATAGTGGCTTCACGTATAAATCTCTGACCATTTAATCTGGAACCTTCGTCAATCCATTTATCTAGAGTATCCTTAAGGAAAACAACCCTTGGTTTACTTGAGTTAGATTTATATAAATAGAGACAATCGTCTATAAATTTGGCAGAATTTATAGTTTTAATATTATTATTTCCGTCTATCACGTAAAGTTCTATAATAGTGCTTACGAATCTATCAATATCTTTTCTAAAAACATCGATTATTGTATTAAGTATATTTTCTAGAGTAACCGGATGTACATTTATATCGGTATTAGCTATATTTTTGATCAAAGTTCTGCTAAATCTATAACTAATAATATTCATAGTCGTTTTCGTAGCAAGCTTAGATATGGCCAATATTGTACTATCGGCCATTCTAAATTTATCTTCTTCATGAACATCTGCTTCTCTATTAAAATAATTGCCAGCCTTATGATCTTCAAGGAATCTTTCCATTATATTTTTAAGGAGCGAATTCAAACGAGTTCTTATCGAACCAATATAATCATTGACCATTTTATCAGTTCTCTTTGAACGAAGTTCTTCAATATAGTTTTCATGAGATATTCTAGACAGGTGTTTGAATGAGTTAAATAATGAACCTTCTCTTTTGAATATAAAGTTCCCGGTAACATTGGGATTTTTGGTCAGCGTATATTCCATTATAGCCGGATTAGGAGGGAATCTAAAAATCTTAGGGTGGAGCAACGAATAGAAATAACATGTTAAGAATATTTGGAATATTTCTGATTCTTTTTCCATCTTATGATTATCAAAATAAAAAATACATAAAAATAAAATCACAGTGGTGGGATTTAATACCCAATTAATTTTACCGAAAGGAGATTTTTTTAATACATCTTGTATCTCTTTTTCCTTAATACCTATTACATCAAACAATATAGCTTTGTCCGCATCAAATACAATAAGCTTATCAGTAAAATTCAATGAAAAAAGAATATGTGAATTTCTGTCAAAATATTTCGATAAGTACTGTTTAAGTTTATTAACATTCTCCGGATTTTTCAATGCTTGTTCCACTTTTGGATAAAGGGTATCTATAATGAGTCTATCTGACAAAGTTTTTCACCTCTCAACAATGACTAGTATTATCTGTGTGTTTCGGTTAATAAAATAAATTCATTAAATCAAAAAAAATAAGGGAAGGATTTCTCCTTCCCTTATTTATCTTTTTAAGATGATTTCCCCACGTCGTCTTGCTCTAAGGAGTTTCTCTCCGGCAGACAATCTTGTCTTGAGCTGGATGTCTGCCAGATTCACCTCCTCAATTCCCTGCAAGGAAACCAATAAAAGTTTAGTAATCTTCGAATTAACAGTAACAGCTCTGTACAGATTTTCACCTGAGGATACAATGGCTATACCAGGCATCCCCCGTTTTGTATTGTTGAAAGTATTTTCAATAGAGAATTTCTTTACATGACCATTTTCGGAGATTGTCACCATGTATTCATCATTCGATTTAACAATATCTGCCCCGATAACATAATCTCCATCTTCGAGCTTTATCCCTGTGCTCCCCATTGTAAACCGGGAAGTTACATCATTAGGTTGGAATATTGAACATTTACCATTCTTGGTATAGACCATTATTTTTGAATTCTTAATATCATTAGGAGTAAACTCTAATACCGAAACAAGCTCATCATTCTTGGCAAGCTTGATTCCATAGCTTCCTTGAGATGAGATAAAATAATCGGAGAGTTTACTATTCTTAACAAGCCCGAATTTTGTAATGCAAATTACATTATTAGAAGTATTCTCTTTAGCAATCACAGAACCGACTGTATTATATTTACTCGGATCGTACTTTTTGGAGATTATACTTCCAAGACTTTTGTCTTTGGAGGTTCTTATTTTTGATATGGAATCACTGAATACCAATCCTGTATTGGTAAATACGAATAACTTATTGGAATCTCCAATGTTCTCATACTTACTTACCAGGCTCGATTCTTCAGTGTTGAGTTCTACATCAGACCCATGTTTAATCTTACGAACATGTCCTGTATTCAGTACCTCGATGTCAAAAAATTGCTCTTCCCTATCATCATCAAGAGCTTCAATAATTTTTGACTGTCTTGGACGATAATATTTCTTAATTCCTTCTTCCATTTGGGAGATTATAATATTATCCAGTGCTTTTCTATTTTTCAAAATCTCTTGAAGTTGTTTAATTTTCTTCTTATTTTCTTCCCTTTCCTTCACATAATCATTATACGAATCGGGAGAGAGGTCTCCAAATCTCATTTCAGAAATCTTTTCAGCCTGATAATCACTTATACCATATTTCCGAATTAGTATTTCTTGAACGTCAGACCTTTTATTTTTCTTGAAGATATTTATAACCGTATCTATTTGATTTTTATCGAATAGCATTATCAAAGCATCGAGAACGTAGTTCCTCTTGGACTTTGCTGTAAGCTCAGCCCTATACATTCTCTTCAATACTTTTCTTCTAAGCTTTATCCAGTACAAAATACTTTCTCGAAGATTGAACTTAACATTCTTGTTCATATCAACGTAAACACAATTCAATGAGAAAGTAGTTTCAAGCTGAGTAAGTTTGTACAGTTTTTCCATAAGGATATGGGGGTCCACACCTTTGGAATATTCAATAATGATATTCATTGTATCGGATTTGGATTTGAGCTGAGGGATTTTACCTGGTTTCAACTCAACTTCCATATCTACTATCCCATCAATCTTCTTTTTATTCTTAAGCTTTACAATTTTCTTAATAACAGTTTCAGGGTTTACCTCATAAGGAGTATTCAATATTCTTATAATACCATTTTCCACAACGTAATCCGATCTTACTCTGAATTTGAGAAGATCGTCGTCTTTATATTTATTGAAGTTGAAATCAGTAAATTTTTGAAACACTTTCTTTCCTACAATAGTACAACCCATTGGGTCCTCAGGATACAATACAATTTTCGCATTCGGATCTTTAATAAGATCGATCACGGCTTGCATCGCATCCTGAGGGAGAAAACCTGGGCTGGAAGTCGCGAGACCATATCCCATACCGCTTCCCCAATTCATTAGGAATAGCGGATATTTTGCCGGAAGATAAATAGGCTCCAAATCATCTCCACTGAACGTGGGTCTCATATCAACAAGATCAGATTTAAGGTCCCATTCACTGAAGTAACAGTCCCATGCGAAGGAACTAAGTCTACATTTTACATAACGCATTTGAGCGTATTCATTAGGATTTTCCGCATTCCCATAGTTACCCTCAATATCAACGAGAGTCATTATATTTCTCCAAGGTTGCCCCATGAAAATCAAAGCCTCATATGCTGCCGCATCGCCGTGAGGATGGAATTTCTCGATAGTCCGTCCTATAACACCAGCCGCTTTTGAATGATGCTTATTGGGACGCAGTCCCATAGTTGCCATCGCATACAAAAGTCTGCGGTGTACAACTTTGAGATTATCGTAGAACATTGCAATATTTCTTTGAAGGTTTCTGTTTATACCATGGAGGGACATTCCCTCTTCATCGAATTCCGCAATATTCTTCTCTTCGATATTTTCAATAGTAAAGAACCCTTTTTTCGGTTTTACAATATAACCCATTAATCTACTCCCCCATTTAAACTATATAGCAGCAACTTAAACGGATTCTTGCTCAATTTGAGGTTTAACCTCTTCTATATTTTTAATCCTTGCCCCTTTATAAAGTTCATTGAATTTCATTATAGCATTATATTTATCATGGGCTTCTACATTTGTTACAAAACTACCAGGATTGAGAGAGCGTGTGTAAACAATTTCAAACGTTTTGAGGCTGTTCTCTTTCTTCTTGTCCTTCGTCGGTCTCTTTGCCATATTTCTTTCTCTCTCCTTTTCTATTGCGCTGATTAATGTGCGTCTGATTTGTCTGATAAACGCCTCAGTACCAAGTTCTTCCATTTCAAGAAGTAAAAAATTACTTCCCGACTTCTCCAGTCTTTCTTGTGCTCTGATGATAGCACTTTGTTGGGTTGGTGCTACCTGAATAATCGTGTACAACTCACCATCATCGTGATCTTGATAGATGATTTTAAATTGTTTACTTTTACCCATGTAACACCAACCCCTTCTTAAATTTTTTAGGTATCAATATCCATTATGTCAAATTTCCTATTTCTCATGAATTCTTTCCGTTTTTGAGCGTAAAGAGGTTTCCTTGAATGCATTACAGCCATTCTTTCATAATCTTTCTCAATGTCTTCTATAGTGAGTCTTATGCTATGACGAACTTTTCTGTCAATGATAGTCCGTTCAAGGTCCTCTTGGGCCATTTCACCAAGACCTTTAAACCTATTGACTATCTTTGGTGTATATTTAGACACCTCTTCCATAACACCATAGAGGCTCATAGATTTGCCATCAACAGAATAACCGTAAAATTCCACATCAGGATTAATCTGATAACGTTCAGTCACATCTTCAATAAATTCAGGATTGAATTCAAAGAGGTTGTATTCGGAACCAACCATACCTTCGATTTCAATATATCCATTGTCACCAGGTCTAGCTTTCATAAATCTGTATCTCGAAGGAAGTATTTTTGTATTCCAAATATCCACTTTATCATTTTCAAAACCAACTTTGAGATTTGCAATTAGGAATTCGGTAAACCCAGGAGTTAATGCATATTGATTAGAAAGATGATTCAAATTATCTCTATATTGATGAAACTCTACAAGGAAGTCTAAAAGTTCTTCATGCTTCATTTCCTTACCATTCAAATAAATCTTATGATCTTTAGCAAAACTTTCTTGAGCATATCTCATATAATCCCTAATGGTCGGGACAAATACAGTTTCTCCTTTAAGTTTAATTTCGTATAACGGAGGTACAATTTTGTACAGTCTTCCATCGAGAACAATACTCGGGAAGAATCTAGCAAAGATCATAGCGATCTGACAAGAAATTTCATCACCGTCAGTATCAGCATCTGTAACAATATTGATTCTGGTGAACGGGAGTTTATTGATATCGAAGTTTTTAATATTTTCATTCTCGCATTCAAAAATCTGAACCAAATTATACAGGAACTTAGAATTTTTTACGGCTTCGGCTGGAGGTAAATCGAAAATATTTTCAACCTTACCTCTAATAGCCAATACCGCCATTTGATTTTTATCACGGGAGGCTTTAAATCCACCCCTGGCGCTAAGCCCCTCGACAATACACAATTCTTTATATTTGCTAGTCGAATATTTCGAGATGGGAATATATTCTTCAATCCTGTCTGCAGAAAATGCATTGACAATATCTTTCTTAACTTTCTTTTTAGTGTTCTCAGCAGCCATACGAGCTTTAGCATTTGCTTTAATAATTTGAGCAAACTTATTAAGCGTATTTTTATCACATTCTCTGAGATATTTTCTTACTGCACTAAATACGAAATTTTTAAGGGTATTATCATCAAGACCCTCTTTATATTGACCTTTATATTTAGGATTAAGGGCATATATAGATACGATACCCACCAATCCCTGTTTAACATCTTCAGTAAAAATCTTGATATCCTTCTTCTCTTTTTCATTAAGATAAGATTCCATCATATACTTCCTCATAAATGAGGAAAATCCTTCTATAAAACCAATAACATGTGAGCCACCAGCCTTATTATAAGAACCATTAGTATAGCCGATGATATCGGTCTGTTCGCTTTCAACGTCATAACCAAATACAAATTCCACCTTAGTATTTCCAGACTCATATTTATAATCAGCTACAGGACTGGAGATTTTATATTGATTAACATAATCCTTCAACTTTCCATTCTTAAATTGCTTGGTAATTTCTTCTCCGTTCTTCTTTTTGCCATTAAATATGATGGTACATTTCCCCATCACATAACTCTTTTTCTTAATTTTATCCAAGATATGTTCACATTTGATTTTAATATCAGAAAAGAATCTTTTGGATGCTTTCCATTCGACATATGTTCCGCTATGTTTGGATTTTCCTTCAGTCACATTTTTTCTAATTCCATCCTCATAAAGAATTTCCATGTATTTTCCATCGCGTTCAGTTCTAATTTTCATATAGTCGGACAAGAAGTTTACAAGCTTCAGGCCCATACCGAACGCACCAGTTGATTGATTATACGCTCTGGCCATGGTTCCCATTTTGCCGGACGAGCTAAGAATTTCACAGAGCTCGAACATTTTACCGAATGGCAAACCGCGACCATCGTCTTGTACTGTTATAACACCAGTTGATTCATCCAGTGTAACAATAATCTCTGAACCACAAGAGTCTGGTGCCATTATCTCATCGGCACTGTTTGCAAAAATCTCTTCAAAGAGATGTACTACACCCTCAATATCGGTATTAGGAAGATAAACTTCAGGGGATTTTCGTACCCTTGTTCTATCATCATAGTTTACTGTGATTTTGTCCTCGGTATAATCAAAGACATTTCTGTCCTTTCTCATATACCAAAGGATACGAACTGTCACGGTAGTTATCATTCCTTTCACGTTATTCATATGAATAATATATATTTCCATTATAAAATGGTTATAATCATTATGATAAATAAAATATAAGAGGGTGGGTACTCATTATAGAAAAAAAAAATAAGGGATGACAGACTTTCGCCTGTCATCCCTCGCCGGTTGCGCAGGAATCAGTAAGTGAATCTTTTGCGCTTGTTCTTTTTCTTCTTGTCCTTCTTCTTTTTCTTCTTGACGTCGCCGACCGACATGAGCTGGGACATGGTGTCCGGGATATCCCGGAGAATTTCTGCATCGAATGAGGTCATCAGCTGCAGAGTCTTGTCGTCCAGCCGAATGCGGCCAACGAAAGCAGCCGCCCGGATTTCGCTGAGCGCGGATTTGATGACGTCGATAGACGATTGAAGCATGGCCGGGTCGAGATATTCCCGATCCAGAACCACCACGTCACCACACTTCTTACAGCGGCCTTTCAGGATATCGCCGTCCTGGAATTGCTCCAGGCGGCTCTTGCCGCTCTTCTTGACGTGCGGGCAAGCCGCTTGTTCATAGCGGATGAGCTGATTCAGACGCTCTTGTTGCTTCTGAATCTTCTTCATTTGCTTTTTGAGTCCGCTCACTTCGAATTTCTCCTTTCAAGTGTTTGATTTGATTATACAATTGTCGTGTGCAATATAATAATATATATTTAGTTTTCAATTCAAATCTTAGTAAATTAAAGTTGCTCCTTTATCAAAAATTCTTCTTCACGTTTATTAGTATATTCTAACAAGTATTCGACTTTATCATATTCCATATAATATTTTACAGTGAATACCCCATCAAAGTTTTCGTATTTTGAAGGAAATTCATATTGTCTTTGCATTCTATCCAATACTGAACTATCAAGTCTTTGGATTTCTTCATTTCTGAAAAAGCTGACTTCAAATGGAGTGTCCATTACAAGAGCAGCTATAGATTTATCAAATTCTTTAGCAAGTTTCAACCATCTACCTCTTGCATTAACATGGGTATTTGTAGCATCTACAATAATCTTTTCTCCCTGGATCAAAAATGTGCGGGCCATTGTATCAACGGTGGCCCATACAAAAGGTTCAGCAGAATGAATAAATTGATGTCCGTGCATAGCAAGCCTCACATTATCAGGGCATAATACAACATATCCATATTTCTTGCTAAAAGCTTTAGAAAAAGTGGATTTTCCAGAAAGTGGTATCCCCACCATAACAATGATATCATAATTCTTTGGATGGGCATAGAGTGGGTATGCCTTTTTTTCTTTATAGAAAGAAGCTTCCATAGATTATCTCTCCTAATAAAAGTTATCTATATAATTATAAAGTACATCATTGGTTATGATTAGGATCATTAATTTTACTAATAACCTTTCGATGCCCTTTTCTTGAACCCACTAATGAACCAATCTCGACCACAACAACGTCTCTGTTACCACGGGAAGTATTAACTTTGATTATGTCTCCAACTCCAATATCCATTTTTGAATCAGCTACCCAAGTATAGATTTGATCAAAATTAACATGTTTAGCACCAATCAGTCTGTATGGAAAGATTTTATACACAATATCTTTAATCTTTTCTTCGAAATCTAAACTCGTGCCACATATTAATCCGGCTTCATACAAGTTTTGAAGAACTTTTTTGAATTCATTTTCATCAGCATACTTTTTAGCAATATAATAAAGAGCCTCAATGGTTACACCTTTTAATTTGTCAAAAATATTTTGAGACTCGAGTTCCCTGTGAATAATCTCTTTTACAACACAATTAAACAGATTTTTCTTTTTCTCTTCAGTAGTAGGTTGATAAGATTCTCCATAAAACTCCATGAAATAATCATCAATAACTGTTTCAGCCTCAATAGATATATCATTTACAATCCCCATTGGTTCATAATCAAAATCAGTATAGGTGATTATATCTCCAATAATACAATATGCCTCTGTTCTAATTTTATTTCCAATCAAAATAAGAACTTTGTCAACATTTGATTTATCATTAAAAGTCATTTCAAGATACTCTTTTGTAAAAGATGCAATTTCAGGATCAGTATATTTGTGTGTATCTATAGTCCTAAAAATTCCGTTTTTGACTACTATTGCATTCCGAGGTTTTATTGCATACAATCTATTTTTATCCCACTTTTGAATACCAACAATTCTGTGAATATACTCATCTTCACGATATACCACTTTAGCATAGTTAGTATTCATAGACGTCTGATAAGGAGTAGTGTCAATAATGAAATAGTCAGCAGATATTGGCATAAATTCGGAAATTCTAACTGCTTCTCTTATTACAATACTCCCGTTATAAATTTGAGTAGCTTTGCATGCATATGCTTCAATTCTTCCGTTTGATACTTCAATTTTTATAGCTCCCATATAAGATCTCTCCTTTCGTTATCTTAGGGAACAATATCTGTGTAATTCATATTTTCCAGTATTTTTATTTTTTATTTTAACAAATCCAGTCTTATATCTAATTTTAACATCGAATTTCATTTTATCATAATCATACTCATAGATATCAAGATAAACAGATCTTGGGTTCGTTTCTCCAGGTTCTACAACACTGTTACCAGTATAAAACTCTTTCCAAGCAATAACTGCTCCGAATGACGCATGATTAAACATTCCAGGAGTATATAAATGAATATCTTTTTCATTAGCCTCATTCTCCAATAATTTTTTCATAGCATCATATGCAATTTTATGACCATCGGGAGGAATTTCATTTCCTTCTATTAAATAAAAATCAGTAGATAAATTAAACAAATTTCGGCAAACACTTACTGTTAGAAACATTACTTATCCCCACATTCTAATAATATATACTTATTCCTCTTTTATAATTCTCCATATTCTAATAAAGATAACAATAGCAAATAAAACTGATTGTGCTACAAATGCAGAAATGTTGAAATTCTCTCTTAAAGTTTCATAAAATTCATCACTTGCTTCAATATCGTATTTCTTTAAATATGATTTTAGAGGCAACTTCCTAAATCCAGAAAATAATCCTGCCCTATATGAGAATGAATCCTTCAATTTATCTTCCCCTACTTTTTGTAGCATAAATAAAAGGTATAGAGGCTCATCAGTAGCCTCTATACCAACTGATTTTAAGTAATCAATAAATATAGCTTTAGTCTTATTATCTATTTTATTTGAAAGATATTTTTTATGGATTTTATCGATGAACTTTCTTGATGATCTTAGACGCTTTTGATTATAAAAATTCTTGATAATTTCATCTTTACATTTATCATAAAAATCGTTATTTATAGGGATCAAATTTCTCGAATAAATTTTTACCATATTGGGTTCCTCCTTTGCGGGTCTGAATGCTGCTTAAAACATTTCTATTACTTCAATAAACTCGGGAGGTATTATCTCATAACAAATTGCTTCCCATTCTGCTACCGGGTTTACCCGGATTTCAAAACTATCAGGGAGCTTCACTTGAAGAATAATAACATATTCATCTTCGTCAAAAAGATCCAGTAACCAGCCCGATAATGCATCTTTCATAGCGTCATAGCTTGTAAATAAATAGACCCCTTCTTCATCTCCAGCTTTTTGAGTGTTTCTACCGGCTTGGGGAATTAACCCTTTTTCCAAAATAGAGTCTTTGTTAGAAGCCGATGTTACGTGATAATATATCACTATATACACCCCTATTACTCATTCAGAGTGTACTTGTTAATTATTTTATTTATTCTTTTCCATATTGGTAGAAAATTATCTCTGGCGAATATATCACACTGAGATTCAATTCCGTTAACTAATTGTGGTAATTCATTATTGTTATGATGGAGTTCCCATAGTAATAGGCTTTCCACACGCTTTTCAAAAATATCAGATAGTGACTCAGATAATGAATCAAAAATATTATAATCATTCATTAAACCTGCATCGTAAAAAAGTTTAATCAAATACCCATGGCCCAATTCATGTAGTAATACAATCAAGAAGAGGGAATATTTGTTTACTGGTACATTTATCGATTTCAAGAATTTTTCTCGTCTATCTCTTTCTCCGGGAAATTTTTTAGAATAATACTCCAAGATATTTTCTGAAATGTGTATTTCGCAGAAAATTTTATCTTTATTATATTTAATAGTGCATAATGCTCCACCTGTATCTTCTAATAATTTCATATTTTTATCAGTATTTTCTATTATATTTATTTTTTTGACTGTGGGAATGGAATCTCCAAGATAATCTATACATTCTTCTATGCACACTTTCCTAAAAAACTCAAATTTGGGATTTATGTTAACCTTCGTTATTTTGTGCAATCTGTCGGCTCCCCTAATCGAAGGATATAATGTCATGTAACTCTGATATATCTTTCAAGCAATCCTTATAATCCTCATTAAATCCTTTACTAAATCTGGTTATAACAATATTATTTTTATTCTTTAGCTCTGGACATATAAATTTTTTAACCTTTTTCCATATTAATGGGAATTTCTTTAATGCATATATATCTGCATGACTTTCTATAACATCAATAGTTTGAAATAAAGAAAGTCTATATTTATTTTTCCATAATCTCTCCAAATCGTATGAGCCTATAACTTTGATGACGGCTTTATTTAAATTATATAAACTATCATATTTATCCTCTAATTTTAAACTGAGAAATAATTTTATTAGATTACAATGACCAATTTCGTGTAATAATATCATTGTAAATATCGAATACTCATTAATTTCAACATCTATGGATCTCATAAAATCAAAAAATCTTTTTTCAAAATAAATATTTAGCATCTTTTCTCCGTATAATTCTTTTATATCATTGCATATATTTATTTCGGAAATTATTTGATTTATATTAGGAGGCTTTAATTCAGAATAGTCTTCATCTACAATTTTAATATTATGAGATGCTCCACCCCCTATAAATAGAGGCTTTGCTTCTTTTACTGGTAGTATATTCACCACGACATCGTCCAACATATCATCTTTAAGTACTTCGAGACATGTATCTACACAATTTATTGTAAAAAATTCGATAGACCCATATTTCGTTTTGTTATTTATTCTGATCAACGATTTCACCGCCTATAATAACGGGGTCTACATATTAATAATATATAAACATTTTAAATTTCAATCCGTACCAGATATAAAATCTGGTACGGATTTTATACTGCAATTATTAATATCTCTTTAGCACGGGTAGCTCCAGTGTAACGCAATCTTCTAATAGTATCGCTATCACCAAACACCTCATCCCAATACAAAACGCTAGGAAAATCCGAACCTTGTGAAATGTGAGTAGTTATAGCATGAGATAATTCCATCTTTATACCATATCTCTTATTATAAGGATCATCATCTTCTTCATGCATCCCACATTCTTCTTGAAAATATTTAATATCTATAGGAAGATTTATATAATAATCTCTATTGGTATAGTCCGGCATAAAATCAATTCTAACCACTCCAGACTTTAAATCCACAGAAGATTTTGGAACATCATGGATTACATGACCTATTACCCCGTTGGTTAATGGGATTCCTTCTAACATTCTATTCCAGTAATTATGTCTGCAAATAATTTTATCGCCTTTAACAGGAAGTTTGGATTTTATACCAAGAATATCATTTCTAATTCTCTTATTAAAATAATTCCGAGTTTTATTCTTCCCGCACAAAATTATGTCACAATTAAGCAATAAAGTATCGGTGATTTCCTCCTTAGGTATAACAAATGCATCTTTCTTGAAAATTGTCTTCTTATTTGGCAATTCTTCGCCAGATCTAATTAATGTGGCCACTTCGACTATACCGGATTCTTTGCCTTGCCTTGTAATTTCATTGATAAAGTAATCAGGATTTTTCAGATATCTTGGTTTTCCGTAAACCGGACCCAATTGTCCCGGATCTCCACATACACATACCGGGAGTCCAAACGATTCAGCAATAGCCCCTAATTCGTCTGGTAGGAAGTATCCTTCATCTATAAAAATAAGTTTAATATTTTTCGGGAGAAATTGTTTTCTTCTGAAACTCCATGTTTTGAGAATTCGTCCATCTCTCTTTAAAACATTACCATTCCTGTCAGTCTTTGGAACCTGAATAGCTTCCATAAATCCGGCATGTGCAGATGTTGCAGGGATTCCTTTAACGGTTAGATTGGAGGCCGCCTTTCCCGTAAACGCTACCGCCAAAACTTCATCCATTTCAAGCCCCATTTTTCTTATCATATGAGGAACTATAGTTGTTTTCCCAACTCCAGCCCATCCGGCATATTCAAACACTTGTTTATACTGCTTTTTATACCATTTTATGGCCTCATTCATACACTCTCGTTGGTCATTTGTCCATTCATAGTTAGACATTATTTTTTGACTCCGTTATTTTATGATCCAATCTAAGAATATTTCCAATGTTTTTCCTAAAGGCCTCAGGTGGTAATACCATTTTTGCAAGCACCCCAGCCATTAGAACATTGAGATTCTTGGTTCCATAGAATTTAATAATTTTTTCCACATTATTCTTATACGTAATTTTCATAAAACCTTCCATTAAAGATTCATCATCCTTCATATTTCCATATTCAAATAAAGTTTCACAATCATTTATATCCGAAAACAAGTTAATGAGGTACTGACAATGATTTACGTTTACAAAAGGTCTGATTGGCGTCATCTCATCACTTCTAAAGGATCTCATTTGTTTATATGGGACCAAGGTGAAAAATTTCTTTTTGTGTTTTAGAGGCATGGCCCCATAATATAATTTACCGTCATCCTCGTTATCTATATCCATATAATCGAGGATTAACTTGGTTAAATCGTATTCCTTAATGTGTACATATTTTTTCTTCATATCAATCAATCCCCTTTAATAAATGAAGTAGGTGGTGTTTGGTGTGACTGAATTTAGACGACCCGAGACCAAAGAATTTATGGTTGGCTTCACCGTTGAAGACTACAATTACTCAGTGTCTTCTATGAAGCTCTATATACCGGAATTGATGATGGATAAAAGTGCTTCACCATCATCCACAACTATACAAATTCCTCCAAATATCTTCAAATCAAAAGAAAACATATTCGTAGCTTCTACTGTGTCAAACAATAATTACATTACAATAAATGTGAGCAAAGCATTTACTGCCACATTTAAAACTCTAAATTATGATTCTAGACCTTCTCCTCACTTCCCTAAAGGAAGTAAAATGATCATATTTATACCAAATAATAATTTAGATGATGCCGTAGTTGTTCCATTTATTTAAAGGAGGTTGATATAAATGGCGTCCAAAAATAAAACATTGACAGACTATGCAAATTCTATAGATAAAGATTTTTTCAATTTAAGAAAAGCCAGTAAAATAGAAGTCTTTGATGGCTTTGAATTTTTATCTGCAATAATAATTGAAAACTACTTGGATATTCTGAAAGAGAATGCAGAATATGTTACACTCAGCGACGAAGAAGTAAAAAGATTTAGTTATAAACCAAAAGCATTATCGAAAAGATTGTATGATACAGAAAATCTCTATTATGTCATTTTATTGATGAACAATATGACGGTTGAAACATTTGTTCCAAAAAATTTATACCTTTTGAGTTCGTCTAATAGAACCCTGATAGAGGATATTATAAATCTCGAGAAAAAATTAAAGAATATTTAAAATAGGAATGGCGGGATTAAAAATCCTGCCATTCCATTTTATTTTCGAAAAATTCAGTATTTATGCAGATAGGTATAAGACCGTTATCATTCCGTATATATTTATCGTCATCTTTATAATTTCTGAAAATATTTTCAAGTTTTTCTTCTTCGTTAATATTTTGGGTCCTCTTTTCAATCTTTTCTTTAACGCTCTTTCTTTCGTTAATTATTTCTCCGAGGAAATTGAAATCTTTTACGTTATCGCTGTTTATAACCTCACTACTCTCATCTTTCTTTTTAACAGGAAGTTCTTTAATTTGTCTTCGCTTAGGTCTTCTTCTGCTAATAACCTCAGAATCAGCTATAAGTTCATCAAGAGTTTCCTTAGATAAAGGTTCTTCCATATTAAGGTCGGGAATAAGTTTAATCCCATTCTCCGGATCAAGAGGATGGGCAAAATATGAAGAGAATTTATTTTTCTTTCTTCTACTAGATCTTTGTTTCATATCTTTAAAAGTCATATATTCATTACCATTATCATCAGTTTCTTTATTGATAGCAATAGCAGAGTCAACGTTTTTCAATATAGCATAAGCTTCAGATACATGGGATTTTCCCAAAAGTCTACCTATATCGTATTTATTAGAATCATTAGATTCTACCGCATCGGCCGCTTTCCGGTTAAATTGACCGGCTCCAATTACAGGAATCTCCAAACGTTTTGCAAGAACCGAATAATCATTAGCAACTTCAGCAAGTTCGAATCTAATTTCTTGATAATTTTTAGAAGATCTTATGCGTTCAATATAGTCATGAATTAATACAATAACTTCTCTACCAGTATCTTCAATATCGCTAATAATCGAATATAAGTCCAGAGTAGAAATCTCTTTATCGTCGTAATACTTGATAATAATATCAATATCCTCTTCAGTATTAAGAGTCAATTCTCCTTTAGTTCTAAGAAGCTTTACAACCTCAGAAGGAGTATAATTTCTAATATCATCTCCTGTGACTTCCATATTAAATATCCGTTCAACAGTTTCGTCAATTGTATTTTCTTGAGAAATATATAAAGCCGCCGGGCGTTTCGACGGATCTTTTGTCTTAACTTTGTTATATTTCTTAATACCAATAAGAAGATTAAGCAACAATACTGATTTACCGACACCTGTCAAACCAAAGAATAGATAAGCCCGTTTTCTTTCAAATCCACCATTCAGCATTGTGTTCAATGCTTGAATGCTGGTCAATAATTTATTGCTAGGATCTCTTAATCTCTTTACAATTTGCTTTATTGTATTCTCAAAACTACCCTCGGTAAGATCTAGGGTAGAAACATCATCCGAGAAATTCTCAGCATTTCTTATATCGAATAATAAGTTAGTTATTACATCCTTAACTTTATGATTTATCTCTTTAAGATTTTTATAATTATGGGATTCCAAATCCTCAAATATTGAGAAGATCTCATCCTTATAAGAATAGAGAAACCCATTGATCAATCTATCTACTACGTATGAATTCAAATACTGAGTCATCTTTGAGTTCAACTTTATAGTATTGAACTCAGGTATAACCTCTTCTTTAATATAATTTTTATTCTCACAATTTTCTATCGCATAATTCATCAAAATTTTTCTATTATCGAAGCCCATATGTAAGCGAGCCTCAAGCATATATGATAATAACTCAATCCTCGCCCTAAGACCAGGATTATTCTTATACAGATTCATATTACACATATTTATAAGTGTATACATATTATTCAATGCGGATCTTGTTATGAATTGATTGTCTACATCATATGCATACGCCAAAAATAGATCCAGTATCTCTATATCAAATTTTATAGGAATTTTCTTGAACTTAACTCCTGCATTAGGCTTTATATTCCCTACTGTCCCCATGGAAATAGATGTATTTTCCTGATATTCGTGGGGGAGATTATCTTCGATAATATCTAGCATTCTCTTATACACTTCCCCTCTCACCAATCATTTAATAGTTACATCGTATATAAATTACTAATCCCTGGTGAGAAGCTCATCACTTGTAATAAGCAATTGGAGCTTTTCTAAAGGTATAAATTCCCCATACTCCTCCTTTATAAATCTCTGAAGTTTTTCCTCAAATTTAAGAGATTTGTCCCTCAAATAATCCTTTGAATTGGTTTGTTGTTCTTCAATATTGTCTAGTATTTCAACTTCCTTAACCGAAAGGGATTTAAATTTCAATTTATTTACCACTTTATGCTTTCCATAATAATTCCTAAGAACTTGTATCTTTGCTATATTAGCGGAGGTATTCATATATTGGATATCGAGACATAGTCTGTCAACCGAGTTCTTCTCAATAAATCTATCTATTCTCTCCACAATTTCATTAATATCCATTTTTTCAAATTCATTATGTTTCATAAAGAAAGTATTGAATTTGAAAGCCAATTTGTTTTCAATTCTTTCAGCAAGAAATTTCGAACTTTCACAGTCGTAAGCCGTTACCATAAACCCTTTAGGTTCTTCTTCGCTATGAGAAAATCTCGTAAATGAGTTAATATAGAAAATCCTTTTACGATATTCGAGATTTTGATGTATATGACCAAATAAGATTGGACCTTTACTCATTCTTATAAGTTCTTTACTATTATAAACTATATTTTTAGAAATCGAATGCTCGGTTTCTTGTTTCACGAATTGTGTTTCGGTAATAGAACCATGTCCCAGAATATAATCAAAATGCCTATCAGGGTAATCATAAATCTTCTTTTCCTCTTCTTCAGATTTTACATAAATATCCGGAAGACAATATAGTCTGACACCTCTTGTCTCTATCACAGTAGGCTCTTCAACAAAATGAATTTCGAGGTCTTTATCATTTAAATAGAATTTCACGTTATTAAGATGATCACATTCATGGGATAAAGTCCCTTTAATCACTATAATAGCTGAATTCTTCTGTTTTGCTATATCAACTATTGAGTCAAAGAACCAAAGATACGTCTCTGCTATTTTTGAGTTAAATGACAATGGACAATCTGATATATCTCCATTTATAGTGATAAAATCTACGAACATCATTTTTGATAATGGTTTTATAAAACTCTCATAGAGCTGATATTTAAAGTCATCGGCTGATATAAGTCTTACACCTAAATGTATATCCGCGCAATGGACGCCTATTCGCATTTTGTCCCTATATGACATCCAAATTCCTCCCCATTCGTCTATTGTAAAAATATTCCAATTATATAATATATATTTTTATATAATTTAGTTTAAAAAGGATTTATTTTTAGTATGTAGCTCATACTGTCTGACAATTTAATTAAGGAATATCGGGTAAAAACCAAATGCAAGGGTGTGATTTTTGTGATGAATGTGGAAGACTCACTTAAACTCATACTCGAAGGGACTATAAATGAATCTCATGATGTTGAATTGGATCTTAAAAAGGAAAAATGGTGTTCGTGTAAAAATCCAACCGGTTTTAGATTCATAAAAGCTGAGGGTCATGAACAGATATGGAGACATATACAATGTGGAGGCCTTGTTCTTCGGTCATTTATAAAGAGAGATGGATACGAAGAATATTATAAAAACAAATTATTCTAATGAGAGAATTCTCTCATTAGAATAATTTTTTTTACTGTATTAATTCTTTGCCCCAGTATTTTTGATTTAAAAAGTAGTAGTCATAGTAAAAATCAACCAATTTCTTAAAACATTCCCTATATGCTTTCATTTCATCTTTATCGTCCACTATTTTACTTTTTGCTTTAGTGGCTTTCTTTTTATCAAGAAGAATGATCATATAACCATCAACTTTTTTACCATAAACTTCTCTAAGAAGCAGATCATATGCAGCTAATTGTAAAAACATGGTTAAATAGAAGTTGCTACTTGTTTTAAAATCACAAAGAAACAGTTTTTTATTGTATTTTGATAATAAGTCAAGTGTTCCTCCGAATTTCTTACCAGAGACAGGTTTCTCATTTTCAATTATCTCAAAATCTTTTTTAACTTCTAAAAAGAATTTAGAAAATGATACAAATGCATTTCTTACACAGATATTTTCAGTAATCCTGTTTTTATTCATAAGGGAATCAAGATTTATTTCCCCAGTTTTAAAATATCTATCTATAGCCTTATGTGTTGTATCCCCTATATATGCATGGGATTCAAGTTCATTTTTAACTGAAATTCTTTTATATCCTAACGAATTTGCCCAATACAATAATTCTTCTTTATTTATTATTTTAAGAATGGTAGTAACTGAAGGAACTACCATTTCTTCATCATTTCTATATACAGTATGATCTTTTGGTTCCTTAAAAATAGGAGTGGTCGTCATATTAGTTCTCCTCTCTATACAACTATTAATTAAAGGTCTATTAAAAAATAAGAAAGGATTGATGTCGAATGTTTGACGTGGAAGCTCGTCTCAAAGCTATCTTGGAAGGGTCAACCGATGTAACATACCCGGTCCGAGATCGTGATGATGAGGGTGGAATGGACGATCAAATGATTATGATCGAGTCCGCTCTTGGTCTCCTTTTGGTTGAGTCGGAAATTTTCGACGAAGATGAACTGGATGAGTCGGTATTCGAAAATGTGACTCTGGCCCAGCTCCTCAGAGAAGTTACTGAGGAAGCAATTCGTGCAGATATTGAAAAGAAAAGAAGCCGGTGGCAAAAATTCAAGGAAGCGTTCAAACGTTTCCTGGCATCGCCATTTGATCCGTATGGCGGCTTGAAAGAACTGAAGGCCGTTAATGAACTCATAAAGGACAATACCGGCGATACCATTTATGCCTCGCTTCCTTTCTTCCTCGGCATACCGTTCATTATTATAAGCCGCGCGCGGAAGTATAAGAACTTCCCGGAAAATCTTGCACGTCAATACATTGATGAAGCAAAGAAACATGAAAAACATCTTGAGAAAATTGCTTCTAATTTGGAGCAAGAACCTGATAAGAAATATAAGAAGGCTGCAAAACGTGTTCGCAAGCAAATTAAAGTTCTCAATAATATGGTCAGAGAATTTGAGCGTCGTGCTATCGACAAGGCGCTCCTTTAATTAATTAAAGAGAGAAGACTTTTTTGTCTTCTCTCATTTTATTTTTTTTTTCATTCATCGATCTTTGCATATTTCTTTACTCTATCCAAAATTTTAAATATTCCATTATCTACATACCCATACTTTTTAGAATCCTTCAAATAATCCTTTATTAAATGGTAATGCTCGCCCTGAATACCTTTTCTATATTTTGAAATGAATTTATCAATATTACCAAACCCCATTTCAAATGGGATAAAATGAGAGTTATTCTCGGCAGCTTGATGACAGGTTTCACAAAGCATAACTACTTGAATATTATGTTTTTCATGTTCTGTCAAAACTATATCTGCAATCATAAAGGTATTTACTTTCTCGCCTTCATGGAGGAGATGATCTGTTACAATCATACATATTGTAAATAAATCAAAAATGGGACCATGATGTTCTTCAATAGGAGCCATATCAGCAGTAATTCCAGAGTGGACTTGGCATCTGTTGAGACCTATATCATATAAATGCTTTTTATAATTGGTATATCGAGGATCTCGCCTTACCAGGGTTTTTACACCTTTTATAAATTCTATAAAAGTCTCATAATCAGCAAGATCCTCTTTTGATAAAAAATATTTTATCGTAGTTTTATCATTCAGTGACTTTATTTTGGGATTTTTATTTCCCTTAAATACAAAATCGCTCATGGTTTCTCCCCCTTAAATAAAACTCGGAAAACAGCATAATAATTGGTTTATCTCTTTGTTTATTAAGAAAAGAGGTGTGAAAATGGACCCTTCTATCGAGCTGGGATATGTAACAGCTCTCGGAAATTCATTGATACAATATCTCAAGGACCTTGTTGTAAAAAGAGAAGATCTGGCTAATAAATATGAAACAGTCGAAACTGCAAGAGCATATGATGAGTATATATCTGCAGTAACTCAAACTGATACATTTGAAGGATATGATAATTATAGTGATGAAATTTATATCGCTGCAGGTCTTACAGAAGAAGAAATAAGACTTGCGAGAATATATAAAATGAATGTCCCACCTGAGAAAAGAGAAGCATGTTTACTATTGAAAAGGGCTGAAATTCTTAATAATTTTGTCGAAAGAAATAATTATTATAGAATGCTCATGGGTATCCCTGCAACTGATGATATCAGTCCTATTTTCATAAGTGAAACTATCCCTGGTGTAGATAATAGTAAACCTATTCATGAAATGACAAATGACGAAATAGCAATCCTTGCTTCTATGGGATATATTGATAGACTGATAAAACAATACCCAACAAAACCTTATTTGAAATATTTGGGTTCAAAGAAAATAGATCTTGTATTTGCAAGATCTGCAAAAAGATTTGATATACTTAGATCCGGTTCTTTTGATAATACTGCAATACAAAAACGCTTTGAAATCAATTATGAGGTCTCTAAAACATACATTCTTAATAATTACTATAAAAAGAGACTTGCTTTAGATCAACAATATTACGATTCGTATATAGGATTTATAATAATGATGAATGCTGTCATTATGACAGTTAACGATTCTATTGAAATATTCAATAATAAAGAATATTATAATGAATTGATGGTAAAACAAATACTCCAATCGTATGACCTCAATATTTATGACGATATTCCTATATCCTACAGAAAGGAAGTTGCCAATAATATAAATTCTTTGATCGTATCTAAAGGTACTGACGAGGTTATATTCAAAATATTCAAAATATTCGGGTTCGATAACGTCACAGTTAAGAAATATTACCTCGTCAAAGAGCATAAAAAAGACCAAGATGGTAACTATATTTTCCAATATCAAGAGGATGGAGTTACCCCTGATTATAATGCTATGTATGATATAAGTTTCTCAGCTGTAGATGTAACTACAGATAATATTGACGCTGAGATTAGAAAGCCTGAAAACAAACTTGCTTATACTGACGTGGTCCTGTCTGATATTTATTGGGGTGGTTATGAATCTGATGAAGAAATAAAAAATAAACTTCTTAGAGAAAACTTTAACTATATAGACACTGACTATGTAACAATTGGCACAGCATATTTCCTTGCCGATATTGTTACTGAGATGTCATATGTATTCTCAACTACGTTGGCAATGAAAGATTATATAAAGAATCTCACGTTTATTGAACCCATTTTCGGATTTACTATAGATGTGTTTTATGCTCTCACAATGTTATCAGCATTAATTAGCAAGAAAACAGGATTGATGGGTGATATAGTAGTTGATCCTGCTAATCTTGCCTATCTCCATAAATTCAATTTTGATAGAACATTGCAGGATATTCAGGATATCATGGATAAATATAACTATAAAGGAAATCCTAATGATTACATGATAAAGCGTCCTATCACTGACCTCCAGAATCCAGCATCTTTAGTATCTCTCTATTTCGATAATAAAGAAATTTATTCGAAACTTCTTGATCTTCGCCAAAAGACCAAGGACTTAAATGAATATCTGACTGTAAAAGAACTTATCGATTATCTCACAAAATCAAAATTACTGTCAGATATCTATAGGAAACAAAATGGGGAAATAGCTGAAACATTTTTGGATTACCTTGCCGATTCTAACCAGACAATAGCCGATTATATTAATAACCTCCCCGTTGATGATGTTGATTCGGTTGCATTCAAGATTCTCAATAGTTTAGAAGATTATTTCAGAACTGACAGATTTGCCTTCCTTTTCCTAAAGGTTCCTACATTATCAGGAGAAAATTCATTGAAGAAGTATATGTTAAAAGTGATAAATACCTTTAAAGCGTTCACTATCAACATTTTATCTCTCACAATCACATATTCTATTGACGATAAAAATAATTTTATTAAAATCATGGATACTGTAAATTTTGATGGAGCTATTTATCCCATAAATAACATTCCGTTAGTTGACACAGTCGGTATTCATTATTCAACGACAACCAGAAGCGACATTAGATTAAGAGATGAAATAATAATAATTCCAGAATAAACAAGAAAGGAACTGATATACCATGCAATTACACAAAAGCGACTCTCTTGGGATTAGAGACGAGCTTTACACCGAAGATGGTAAACTTATTATCCCTGGGTTTAACAAAGAACCTAACAGACTTATTGGTCGCATAGAGGTTATTAATGATAAAACTGGTAAAGTGATATTTAGATATAATGACGTTATTATTCTTGGTTCCACATACGTTCTTGAAAAATTATTCAATAGAAGATCCTCTTTCGGAATGTCTACTTTATCCACTGACTTGAATATAAATGCAGGAGTTTCCCCTACACAAAATAACCTCAAAGATGAATTTGTATTTGGATTTATCGCAGGTGTCGGTGGTGCAGAATCTTCTGACCTTGTACGTGCTGTAAAATTCAAAGATAAAACTGTAAGTAGCATCATCCCGTTCCGGGTTGTTGATACGGACAATGATTTATCGCCTTTGGAGCAAGCAAAATATGCCCTTAAAAAGCAAGTAGGAAATAAATATTACTACTATGCTAAACGGTTTGATACTGATGTAGTAATTCGTCACTTGTTTACTGATGGTACTGAAATTCCTTCAAATATTGACCAAACCGAGACCACTCTTGGTCTTCTGGTATTTGGTGAAGCTGTCCTTAAAATTAGTAAAGATGATTTTCGTGAATATTTCATGGACCAATTTGGATCGATTGACAATTGTAGATTCAACTCTATTGGATTGGTTGCAGGATTCTTAAGTGGTTCTGATTTCGCTGGTGTGAGAACTGTTACTAAAGTTAATATGCCAAACCTTTTCCTTAGAGATACAGAATCAAGCTATACTCTTGTCTACAAAATCTATAGTATTTAATAGATGAGATAAATTGGATGATAGATCAATTAGTCAATAAAAAACCTTGCTCTAATTTTCCTTATAATACTCTTTATATACAAATGCTAACAATATTCAGGTGAATATAATAGCTAATAGAATTAAAGAAACAATTGATCTTGAAACAAAACAATTATCTAATATTTAAATAATTCCGGATGGTATATACCATCCGGATTTTTTATTTTGAAAACCTTATATAAATCATACCGGCTATGGGGTGAATAAAATGAGATTATTAAATAAAGAAGAGATTGAAGAGATTCTTTCCCTCAAATTTGAGGATATTACAATGAGTAAACTTAAATCTCTTTTTGTTAGAACTTTAAAACAACCTGAACCCAGGTTTAAAGTTACCGATTATTTTTTCTTGCCAGAGAATACCTGCTCCAATAATCTTCCCGGATTTACAACGTTAGGGTTATACTTTTTTAACAAACTTGTCACAGATAAATATTTCAAAGATGTAACGGGTTATATAAATGTACCTATAACAAATGGGAATCTTAAAAAGCTGTATGGGTTGGTGTCCCAGGCTAGATTTGATGACAGAATAACCCAGGATGAATTCTTTTTCCTGATAGATATGCTTGAATGGTTAGGTGGAGGGGATTTGGCAGAGTTTATAAATCCTTCACTTACCACCAATCTTTTTATCCTTCCTCCTGAATTGAAAAAACTTCGTGAGGATCTATTCAAGAAATATGAGAAAGAAATTGAAGCAGGAGATGTAAATATAGGAGCAAAGATTGAAGAGGAGCTTATAAACTATGGTAAAAAATACTTTTCTCAATTCCCTGAATGGGATAACTTTGCTAGTGGGGCAAAGATGGATTATGATAACTCTATGAAAACTATGACCCTTATGAAGGGTCCAATACTCGACACTCTTACCGATAGTTGGAAAATACTTAAATCTAATTATAATGAAGGTATTAGCAAAGAGGAATATCCTTCCTTTGCGGGTAGCTCAGTATTTGGTGTTTATTCTCGGGCATTGGGTGTTGCCGAAGGCGGTTATGCGGTTAAGAAGTTCATCGCAACTCTTCAAGACGTTGAGGCTGCTGAAGATGGTACAGATTGTGGAACTAAAGATTATCTTGATATATTACTCGATCCATATTTTAAAAATGAATTCTTGTATATGAATATTATTGGGGATAATGGAAAGCTTATAACTCTTTTACCCGATAACATTGATAAATATCTTGGAAAAAGGGTAAAACTTAGAAGTCCGATGTATTGTAAGTATGAGCCTCCGAAAATTTGTAGTAAATGTTTAGGATTACATCCTTATAAAATGAATATTAAAATGATAGGACTCGCAGCAACGAAGATAGGCGCTACCCTTATGAATAAACGGCTAAAAGCGTTCCACGTTAAAAAGGTCCATATGTACGGGATAACTGTTGATGATTTATTTGGATAATTATAAGTGCATAGTGGCTAGATGTCACTATGCACTTATTTTATTATTAAAAAAACCACTAATTAATTAGTCCAAATTAAGGAGGATTTTTATGTTTTTCGAAATTAATTATGAAACGGTGTACTACACAGTTGTGGTATTTATGTTTATTATCATACTCTTATTTAATAAATTTATAAATATCTTTAAGAAAAAAAGTAATGGATTTAATTTTGATGTGCGAATTATAAGAGGGTTTGAAAACTGGTTGACACAGAATCTTACTATTAATACTACGAAATATATAACCGAAACTCTTGGTACGGAGATTAAAACTGAAGAGGAATTAACACTTACTTCTGAATTTGCTCAAAAAGGTATAGATACAGTCACTACAAGACTTATTTCAGAAATGCCAATATTCTATAGAGACTATATGACAAAATTTTATGGTGAAGATAGATTGGTTGTGGCAATTCGTGAAAGGGTTAGATACTTATTCATTAAATATATTGAAAACGCTGCTAGAAAACGTGTTGGTGGGAATGTTACCACAAATAACAATGGAGGAAATGAATCTTTATAAATGAAAAAAAAATAAAGGAGACGGATCTATTCCGTCTCCTTCTTTGATTTTTGATCGATCAACTTGAATGTGACACCAAAATAGTGTTATCTCCTATGCGAGAATCATATAATTCTACAAAAGCATATTCAGGATTCTTTTTAGCAACATCAAGTGCAGCATCATGATCGCCGACCAAATAATCTAGATACATTATTACCTCCTAAAAAAAAATAAGGGAGAAGACATTTAAGTCTTCTCCCAAGTTTGATTTTTGGTGCCGAGGACGGGGATCGAACCCGTATGACCCGAAGTCGCGGGATTTTAAGTCCCGTGCGTCTGCCAATTCCGCCACCCCGGCATAATAATATCTTATATGTAACACGGGGATGGGGGCGCGGTAAGGCCGGCGACTTCGTCATATCCGCCATTAACCCGCCTTCCCTATTCATCCCCGCGCGCCGCAACGGTTGTCGTAACCGCCCCGGCAAATCATTAGTTCCGGACCGATGGTAGATAAGGCATCGTCGGCACATCCGACATACACATGTCACAGAAAACATGCGTCGAACCCATCAGTCGCGGATTTTCAGGATTGCGCGTGGGAGAGGATCACTATATGGTAGGGTGATCCCCTCGCTTAGACTCACGCGCAGTTTTTCCCGCCCCGGTTTCAGCGCCCCACCATTATCTGCAGAGCATCTCCTCATAGCCGTGCAGATGTGAGCGCGCCCATCTCACCGGTCGGGAGATTTAGGGCGTGGGTGAGGTCCGCTAACCGGTCTTGCGAACCCCGTCTCCGACCCACGCCCAGCAGCGACGTTTTAAGTCGCTGGCCGCCCGTACAGGCTTAATTCATAATAATCGTACCGAATTATACCCATCGTCACGTCATTTCACTTCACCATTCCTTTCCGACCCATACTTAGGGTCTTTTATGATTGCGAGCGGCGCAGCACGCCGCCAGAACGTAGCGCGGGTTGACAAGGTCATTGCCCCTGAGCCAACCCATGTTAAAATGGCGGACGGAGAGGGATTCGAACCCCCGAGGCTTTCGCCACATCGGTTTTCAAGACCGCGCCGTTATGACCACTTCGGTATCCGTCCATATTGGAAGCATATTGATTTTTAGGGCGATGAGATGAACCCATCGCCCCGCGCCGAAAGGGTGGGACGGCAAGGTTGCTACCCTTGAACCGACCCATGTGTTAACATGGCCTCCCAGGAGGGACTCGAACCCACGACACACGGCTTAGAAGGCCGTTGCTCTATCCAAACTGAGCTACTGGGAGTTATAAAGAATTACTAGTTTTAAATGAAATGGTAGGGATGACAGGATTTGAACCTGCGACCCCCTGCTCCCAAGGCAGGTGCGCTAACCAAGCTGCGCTACATCCCTGCATTTTAATGGTGGGCCCGGTGGGACTTGAACCCACGACCAACCGTTTATGAGACGGTCGCTCTGACCGACTGAGCTACGGGCCCCAATATAAATTTTATCTATTCCAAGAATTCTTTGCTTTTCCGGTACACGAAGCGATGAAACCTGCAAGAGAATTATCTCCAAGGGCGGTTTCATACAGTTCAATCAGCAAAGCTTCTTGTTTATCTTTGAGACTTAATGCAATATCATTATTCCCTTCAACAAATGAAAGTTTGGACATGCCAACCTCCTAATATATGTAATTAATAGTTAATAGAAAGTATTTTTTAATTGG